AGAGGAGGAGGGATGTCTTTATTGCGGATCATAACATTCAATTGTTAATATCTTTTAATTGACTTTATAAAATTCTTTTATATCTTTGTAAAAGAATATGAACACACACACACTGATTCTGGCTGCAATTTTATTAGCAGGATGTCAAGAAACAAAATGTCTGGATGATAAGTGCATTCACAGTCTGCCCTCAACGGAAGGAGATTGTGTTGACTCTCTTCTGGTAAAAAAGTGCCAAGAATCAGGTGTTGATTATAACACAATAGGAACCACAACAGATCCAACAGATGAAGAACTTAATTGAAAAGGTTGAAGAGTTTAACACAGCCTTTAATTTACCCATTAGAAAAGAAACTACGAATTTAGATCGCAACGAGATCGTACTCCAATACAGATTACTTTTAGAAGAATTGGAAGAGTATGCTGACGCTGCTGCCGATGGTGATTTAGTAGAAGTTGCCGATGCAATTGGCGATATGCTTTACGTATTAATCGGCACAGCTATACGTCACGGTATTCAAGATAAACTTGAAGATATCTTTAATGAAATACACCGTCTTGTGTGGTTTTTGAATTGTGATCTCCATAACTATTTATTCTTGAATTTTTAATTTGTAAAGTAACTCTTTGTACGCAACTCGTGGTTGTGAGTATCCAAGCTCCTCCATCTTTTCGACAAAATATTGCGCTAGCATTCTTTCCTTCCAAGAAGTAAGTATTGTGTCCTCAAATGTTTTAATTCCATAAAGGACTGTTGCATGGTTTTTACCGTTGAACTCATCTCCTATGCCACCAAGAGTTACTGGCAATGTTTTATACATCATCCAAAAAATCAATTGTCTATAGATTACATTCTCTCTCTTTCTATTCTTTTCTCCTGTTGCGTTGTAAATTTTCATAGCCAAATCCTTCATGAGATCAATGTAGTTTCTCATATTAGTTCCTACAGCTACATTGTGGATCACATGACTAAACTTATCAGCCTCTTCTTTTAGGTGAGGGACATAAAGAATTAGATCGTGAATAAATCTTTCCTTCCTCTCATTTGGCACATACTCTAAGATGTCTCCAAACTGAATTTTCTTTTGTTGTTTTTCTGATGTCATTTTTTTATTATTTGATTTTGTTAAACATTTCCTTCACTTGATCTATTGAGTGATTTTGAATAAAATCCCAGTAGACGAATTTGTATAGATTATGTAGATATTTCTCCTGGTACTTTTTTTGTACCATTTGGCTTGGCGATACCAAGCTCTTTGCAAGTTCGATTACTTGCGTTTGTTTTGATTTTCTCATTTACTTCTTTAGGTATTAAATTATTCTTTCGCAAATATCTAACATTTTTCTCACAAAATGCAAATAAAACTTCAATTATTTCTACATATTTTTTATCAACACAGATATAAACAGCCTCGACATTCTCGTAGAAGTCTTGTTTTGAGCCACTTAGCTCCCCGTTCTTATAGGATGTAATTGCCACCTGTCTAAGTCCGTATTGAAATGCCGGATCAGAATGGTATGTCTTCGTTTCCATAAACGTCATCATTTTTTTGTTCGTAATCATTTATTGGACTAAAACGCTCCTCGCTTCCGATCTCAGTAAAACGCTTGCACTTTACATCGTATAGGAATCGCACCTCTCCAACTCTTCCCACAAAAGACCACCTAATCTTCTGAATGTGGACCTGTGTTTCTCCAGTTGCGTAATCTCTATAGACCACAAAACCATTGTCACATTTGTTGAAGAAATGTGCTGAATTGCCCGTGATTGCAACTTTTCCATTTCTCCGTGTAACATAAGCCCCAGTAGGTACTGTAAGGCAGTATATATTTCCTTCATAGTAAGATTTTTTATGATTTACAGGCATTAGCCATTGTGTGTTTGATCCTTTGGTTATAAAAACCACATATTCATTTAAATAACCTTCTTTTCTAGGGCCGTAACATGAAGTTGTAACTTTATAACCAAGTTCAATGCATAGTCTAGATACATCATCAGCTAATTGTTTTGATCCCGTGTGATATTTGTATCCATTTTTAGATTCACTTCCGTCTCCCTCTATTAAAGATTTTAATAATAAACTCTTACCTTTTTCGCTTAATGTGTTTAAAAAATCAACAGGAATTTTCTTATCAGCTGTTCCATTGCCAAAATTATCAATAATCCACTTAACTAATTTTGGATGAGACTTAGCATACACTCTAAATGAATACATTATTTTTTCTCCCGGCTTGCCATTACACTCTCTCTCTTTGACATTTAATCCCAAATCAGAAAAAGATTTTTTTAAGTTGTTGCAGCTTTCGAGTGCTTGGCATATACTAATGCTATTATGAGAAATACTACCTTCTGATAAATACCAACCTAGTAAATATGCTAGCTTATCATTATCATAACTTTCCCCATTTCCAAAGTCTTTTATAGATAAATATTCCGACTCCCTTAACTTGGCACTCTTAGGGGTTAATAAAGGAGACTTTGATACATCTTCAGCGTAAATAAAGTTCCACTTACTTGAGCTATATTTTGATGGTTTGCGGCTTGACTTGTTTTTCCAATGCTTTCCAACAATCATTCTGTGGTTAGGAGAAACCATTATGTCCATGGACTTTCCTTCAAAATGATACATATCACCTTTGTACGGATATTTGTGATATACTGAAGGCTTTTGATATTCAAGTGTTTCTGACTCTAAATCAAAGCAAGCAACTTCTTCAGTACCATCTAAATCAACGTGTCTTTTCCATCCCTGATTAGTTAAAACTTCTGTTATCTCATCATGACAACCTGCGATGTCGTAGAGAGTAGGGACAACATAGGCTCCATTCTCTTTTCTAATTTTTGTCGGGTGTGCGACAAGGAAAACGTGTACTCCATAACGATCTTTAAATCTTTTTACTTTTGTTAATGCCTCTGATATATATTGTGTCTCGCTCATACCTTTCGGCACCTGGTGTTCTACATAGTTCCAAGGATCTATTACGAGACAATTGATTCCATTTCTCTTTACAAGTTCTGCTGCTTTATCAAGGATGCCGTCAATAGTTACATCCATCTCATCAATCTTCATGAAGAAGAACATATCCTCAACAAATTCACGGGCCACATCAACTTCTTTCTCAGTCATCTTATTAATCGGATTGTAAGAGAAGAAAGACTTGCCTATAAATAATTCAGCTAATTCTGTAAATAAAATCTCTGTAGGTTGTTTTTCTGGAGAAAACATTGCTATCTTCCACGAGTGCTTTGCAGCGAGTCTAACAATGATATTACTCAGGAATGTAGACTTACCAGCGTTGGGAGTACCTGTAATTATTGTAAACTCTGAACCTCTAAAAGAAATATGTTCATCAAGCATTGGATAACCAGCCTTAAGACCTGTTGGAAAACCGTTAAGATATATATCATTTATCTTATCCTTTACGTCATTTACCTTTTCTATTCCTTCTATAGGTATTTGATAAGCCTCAGCTATTACTTTTTGTAACATCTCAGGACCGTATGTGAGAAGAATCTCATTGGCATCTTTGCATCCGTCAATAGAATTTACATACCATATTCTCTCTCTACCAAGTCTCCTTGTCAACTCATCGCGTAGAGAAAGTCCTGCTGAATCATTATCGGTAAAAATGATGATTTTATCCTTGTCTGAGAAGTCATCAATACAGTTATCGAGATACTTTAAGTTCTGATTACCTTTTGAAGCCCCGTTTGGGACGCTTACGACGGGGTAGATTCCACTTTCGTGCATCGAGAGGCAGTCCATTTCACCCTCGACGATTACACACCATTTATAGCCCTCTAATGAGGTCAGATTGTACATGATTAATTCTGCTCCAGAAACCATTCTGAAATTCTTCTCATCGTCTCGGTATTTTACATTGACAAGAATGTTATTTTTAAAGTAGTTGAAGCAGATAGCATTTCTCTTCTTTTGAACCTGAGGGAAGAATTGCTCCTCCTCCGTAATTTTAAATTGAAGAAGTGTATTATTTGATATCCCTCTTGACTCAAACCAAGAGACAACCTTATCGCTTACCTTCTGAAGTCGAGACACGGGCATTACGTATTCAACTTTCTTCTCGTTTAGATTGACACTCTTGCCTTCTGATGCCGAGCAGGCTGGGTAGTGACACTTGTACACTCCCATCTCCACGTTAACAGATAGACTCTTGTCCTTCTTGTTTGATCTGCCGTCCACACAGAAAGGGCAATTAACCTTCTGCTGTCCTGAGATGTCCTTGCACTTAATTCCTAGTGCTGTTATTTTTTGGTAGTTGCTCATATTTTATTGAAGTATCCTTTTTCTGCTCTATCGATTTCCTGTTGTGTTTTAAAGTGTACGCTTCCGAATGTGTCCCTGACTTTAAATGTCCCCTCTTGAATCTTGTATTGATCCTTGAACCAATTGTTCCTCATCTTGCTCTTCCAGTTTAATACTTTGTTGCCGTATGTGTCGCACCAGTCATTTCCTGCGTAGTGATGGAAGGCTTTTATTGCAACTTCTTCAGTGTACTTATTCTCTTGGAAGAATGCCTTTACTTCTTCCTCAGTGGGTGGCACAAAAACTTTCTTTACTTTTCTTGCCGATATATTATTTGTATTTGTATTAACTTCTGTATTTGTATTAATACTCTGTCTTTGTATAGGCATACTTTGACCGAGGTCGGCAAACACCGATGTCGGCTTTTCCCGAGTGTCGGAATCTTCTAATATCGGATCCTCATAAACAACGTGATTCCACCCTTTAAAGACTTTTGTCTTGACATCAATAACCTTAACTGATATTATATAACCTTTATCCTGTAATTATT